CAAGCCATTTTTGGGCTTCAGTGGCAAACCCCTTGTCCATCTCGATTCCCAGTGCTTCCTTGGCTTTGTTCTTCCAGGCCGCCTGTATCGCTGTTCCACTTCCACACGTTGGGTCGAGAACCCTGCTTGAATCATCCACAAATGCGCTGAGAAGCTTATCCAACACTGCTCTCGGCTTTTCACTTGCGTGGAAATGTTTTGTTGCAGGAGCTGCAATAATATTCGAGATAATCTTTGCAACCTTTCTTCTGTTCCGAATGAAAATCAAAGCATATTCACAACAGTTTCTCATTCCACAAGCCGGGTCAGCAACAATTCCCTTTCCATCATTTTTATGCCAGATGAATGGTTGAAGCAAGTGAGTAAATCCAGCTTCTGTAAACTTGTCAATCGTCCAACGAGCATACCGCAAACTCAGCCAGCAAATCACATTTGCACTTGGAGCAATGATTTTGTCTTTATTTGCTAAAAGCCCTTCCACCAGTTGCTTGTAAATATCCTCACTGTCTTCGTATGCCCCAAAGGTATTTGTCTTGCCCTGTGCACTTCTATCGTGTTCAATACCGTAGGGAAAATCGCAGTGAATCAAATCAAAGGGTCGCCCTTTATATTCATCTGCCCACTTAAAGAAATCTCCTTGAATTATTCGATAGGGAGATTCAGCAAACTGGACATTCCCAACAGAATTAGAAACACCACTACCAGTATCGCCCAGAAAGTCCTCCAAATCCATTTGACCTTTTGCCGAGCCAATTCCTGTTCTTCCAGCAGTGCTCGTCTTGCTTCCATTCGTTCCAGCATCTCTGCCTGCCGTCTTGTTACTTCCTTCCAAGACACCTTCGTTACCTTCTCCTCCATCTCTTAAATTCCCTCCGTCATCTAAAATCTCATCAATGGCGTCCATAGTTTCTATCATCACATTCGCCATTTTTCTATCATTAATTCTTTTAACTACATTATAGGCATTAGCAAAATCGGTTGCGTTTTTAACTCGCTCATCTTCCAGATTTTCATAAATCGCCAGCGCTCTGTTCAATGTGCTTTTTGAAAGTCCGATTTGCTTTGCACAGGCTTCTTGGCTCATCTTGCCTTCTCCAATCAACATCCAGACTTTATTCAAGGCACAGACATATTCCTGCCAACTGAGATTTTTTCTCTTAATATTCTCATCCAATTCAATGAGCTGTTTTGCACTTTCATCCAGTTGGTCAAACAATCTAACCTCCACTTGATGATTGAACATCCCACTTTCTGCTTCGATGGCCTGCAGTGCTCGTAATCTGCGTTCTCCAGCGATTACCCAATATCCACTGCCATCTTCTTTATTCTCTACCACAATCGGGTTTATTAGACCAAGATTGAGAATACTTTGTTTCAATTCTTCGAGGTCACCTAAATCTGTCCTCTGTCTATCTGGTCTAACATCTATAAAACTAATATCGACTAACATTCCACTCTCCACTTATACACCAAATGGAGGAAGGCCCTAAGGCCAACCTCCTTTTCCTCTCATTCCATTTTATGCTTTGATAAAAGTATTCAGACGAATGAACTCACGTCCAGAACCATCATTAGCTTGTTCAGCTTTGAGGATACCATAGACATTTGTTCCAATTACTGTCGGAATTAACTCGTTCAAAGTTTGGTCTCCAGAGACATCAACACCACATTTCTCAATGAAGTCTTTGATTCTGAATAAAGAATCTTCAGTGATATAAAATGTAGTATTAACTTTTTTCTCTTGAAGGTTTTTAACTTTTGCCAAGGCTTCTTGGTCAACATCTTCGCCTGCACTAATGACGCCTAATTCAAATTTAATAAATGGTGTCTGTTGTTTCTGACTAGTGCCAAATTGATAAGAAACAGGGGTCATTAAATAAGAGCCTACTGGTAATTGTGCAGGTGCTTCGACTTCGTTTACTTTTTTATTCAAAATAGAATTAAAATCAACCATAGTTTTTTCCTTTTCAAGTTGTTAATAAAATACGAGGTGGATGTAATCATCCATAAGGAGGGTGTGGCTCAAGGAGTCAGTTGTTTAACACCACACCCAAAAGGTTGGGTAGGAAGAAAGGACTAGTAACTACCTACCCGAGTGAGTCTCTCACTCAAATCATTCCGACAAGATTTTGAATATACTGGCAAGTCCTGTATCCAGCGGATATTCATCTGCAATCTTTGTTGGATTGGAGGACTTCAGGGCCATTGTCGGACTGGCCTTTGTTTTAATAACACGCTTTGTTCCAATCAATCCAGCCCAAAACATATTATTAAAATATCTTCCTACGGTGGGAGGTAGTGCACTTCCAAGTGTATTCACTTGTGCTACTTTCATTCCTCCGCCTTCGCCTTCGAGGTATTTAATATGTGCATTGATAATCACGTTGCACGCAACATCTGTGCTATACAACATTGCTAGCACTTGTGTCAGATAATTCTGTGCAGTTCCCCAATCTTGAATCTGTGCAGGGCCTGCAGGACGACCTGCCATAGCAAGTGTATATCTCATAGCAGCATTGGAGAGCATTGTGAAAGAGTCTATGACAATTATATCCTGCTTTGATGTATATTTATTAGCCCATTCGGTTAGCTTCTTCAGTCCCTCTGTAAAGGCTTTCGGCAATCCGTCCACAGTTACTTGTCCATTTGCAAGCACTTTCATTTTATCCGTCAGAATTTCTACTTCAACATTCTTGGCTTCATCAGGTGTTAAATAACTGGCAATCACTGGCACACCATTATCAAAATCGAGAATATGTAATTTATATCCTGCTTTTACCAGACTGGCCAAGGCACCAGTTTTGCCGGCTCCTGTATCTCCAATCATCAGCATTTTGATTGGCAGTTTTTCTTTAATCTCTGTTAATAACATTTTTATCTCCTTTTCCAAACATTTTCATAAAAGGCTTTGATAGCAATTATGGATAAAACCAGTATTAAAAACCAAGCACCAAAAACCACTAACAATGCTCCAAGTATCAGCATTAAAACTCCGTCAGACATTCTTTCCTCCCGCTTCTCTTTTATCATCCCGAGCTTTGCTTGCATCCCAAACTCGCTTTTGAAAATTTTCCTCAAGGAGGCTTCTCCGTAATCCCCTTGGTGCTTTGCAAATATCTCTAAAAGGACATCCGCTATATTTCGAACAGCTTTTATCATTCGCTGGCCAGTTTCCAATTTGGCTAAAATATTCTGCCATTCTGAACCAGTGTGCAAGTTCTTCAAGCCATTCATCGCAGGCCTCCCTGCTTCGCATTGTCATATAGCGACTAAATTCTGGATTACCTTTTACCTTAATGCCGTCTATCAGAACTCCACGCACCTGTGTCCCATATACAACGTCTCCTGCAATGGCATAGACTGTCATCTGATTATCCAAGTCATATTGATTGAAATAATATTGACTCAATGGCATACTGGTTGTCTTATGGTCGAGGATGAATATCCCAGTAGGCATTTCCACAATTCGGTCAATGTTTCCGCTTATCGAGAAAACCTCTCCACTTGTCGCCCTAAGTCCTGTTTCAAATTGGAAGTGAAGTTCAACTCCCACTGTCCCATCTTTCATTATCAGTGTTTTCGCCGGCTCTCCTGCATAAAAATCCAGATAATCAATCAGCGTAACCACAAGACTTTTCATATTTCGGACCGAGTCCCCTGCCGCGTCAATTTCTTCTCGAATCGGGCTAGCAACACATTCTCTAATTGTCTGTCGTATATTCTGTTCTCGCTCCATTCCTTCAACTTCGCGTCTGTAAAAGTTTTCCAAGCACTCGTGGAGGAGAACACCAAAAGACAATGCCACTGCACTGGTTTTTGGTTGCCAACCTTGGATGATAGACAAAAAGTATTTTCGTGGGCATTCTTTGAGAGTGCCAAGACTGGTCGCGTCCCAAATTGTCTGCAGGAATGGATTTTTCTTGGAAAATGCTTCGTTGATGGCAGGGGTGCTGGCACATCCGTTCTGCCCTTGATTTTGATTTTCATTATCTACTGGCTCCATCTTTGTTCTCCTTAAATTTCAATCACAAGACTGTCCAATAGACTCTTTGCAGCTTCAGGGGATAATTTTGCCTTTGATGCCGATGCCTTGCTCTTGCTCCGTTCACTTGCAAGCCAAGTTCCACGACCTTCCCTGAGCTTTTGACATATATTCGCCAGATTTTCTTCGGTTAAAAACTGTGGGTCTTTTGAAAAAAGTTCGTCGACTGATTCCCACTTTGCACCAGATATTGGGTTTGTTTTTTCATCAATTACTGGAATACCATCGTTTTCAAGTTCACTCATTTCAAGTCCTTTCTTTTTCTAAAATCATTCTTCATCAAAACTTTGCAGGATTCCAAATTCCTGCTCTACACTTTCTGCTGGGGCTCTTGTGGCCACAAGCTTCTTTGCATATTTTGTTATCAGTGCTCTAACAGCAACCTGATAGTTTCCGTCACTGTATTTCTTCAATACGTGATATATCTCTGGCCTGATTCTCAGGCTTATCATCTTCCAATCTTCCTTTGCCATCTGCATTTCCTTTCAGGATTAAAAACACACCGTCCTCCGCTGTTGTTAATAAGCGAAGGGAGGAAAACGTGGGCGACATCTTCTTGGCTTTGTAAAACAGATTATTGAAACTCTGTCTTGCCCGTCCGCTATCTCCCAGCGTTCTAATCCTCACCTTCACTCCCCACTCAGCCCCGAGGGCTTGTTGGAAGATTAACAACAAAGTTTGGAGGTTGGTATTCACTCGGTCTAGGTTCATCGGGTCCAACCTCCAGCTTCGCTACTAGTCAATATCCAAAGCAGCTGCACGAGCTTCGATAACTGCTTCAGCTTTTGCACGAATCTTCGGTTCGTAGTTCGGATTTTCTAACAAATCTGCAACTTTCTTATCGAAGTTATCTTTACCCAAAGCTTTCTTGGTAACGCCAGATTTTTCCAAAGACTTTGTAACCAAAGCTTCTGCAATGCGGAGCATTTCTTTTGCAACAGGGTCACTAGAAGAAACACTACGAATACCAAATTCATAACCAGCTACATATTCATCGAATTCCTCTTGGCTCGGTGCTTCAGCATCCGGTTTGATACGAGCTGCAAAATTGTTGCGGACATTTTCTTTTAACAACTGGTTCAAAGCCTTAGCTTCATTAGCTGTGCAGACGTGTCCTTCCTCGAATGGAGTAGCAATTTTGTAGCTAACTTTTTTAATAATTAAATCTTGTTTAATTGTTTCATCAGTAAATTTTACCATTTTAGTTTCCTTTTGTTATTGAGGGCTTGCCCAATGCTACCCTCGGTTGAGTGTGATGAGGAGCTAGCAGGATGTTTTCTGAATCTGTGGATTTAGCCTAACTTGTCCACCAGCTCCTCGTTGTTATGATTTTATTATATAAAACGAATCAATGAAGGCTCCGCTTTATGCAATAAACAATATCATAATAATTTCAAAATGTCAAACGTCTTGTGGCGAAATTCGGTAGAAAATGCTTGCTTGTGGATAAAATTTCCGAGCAATCAAGTCGGGGCATT